AAGTCTGGTATCTTTGTAGACTTTAAAACTAAAGATAATCTAGAAGGTAAAGACCCTGCTCGTTTAGTATATGATGAACATGGTATGCAGTTGTCAGCCTATGCTCAAGGCTGTGGCTTTAATGATGTAGAACGAGTATCTATATTTGTTGATCGTAAAGACAAAGAACTTATAGCCTGTCATATATGGGATAAAGACTCTCAAACAAAACATACAGAAATGTTTAACAGTATTTTAAACTATTGGAAATTAGTAAAAAATTATGAATCAAAAAAAATCTAAACAGTTAAGACGAAAAGCAGAAGACTTACTTATTGAGTGGTTAAGAACAATGGTTCCGGATGGAGAAGATAAAGCTAGGATTAATAGAAAGAATCTTAATGAGTTCTTACCCGAACAAACTCATATCTTTGCTAACAATAAATTTTTGTTGAGTGCATATAGTTTGAGATGGTTCTATAAAAAAGTTAAACAGAATCCTAACATTACACTTGGAGAATTGAATGCCTAGACGAGTTCCCAGAAAACCTAGACCTAAAAAAACTAACGTACCTAAAGGTTATGATAGTACATGGGAATATAATATACATCAAACTATTTTACAAGATTGGAAACATCATTGGGATAAGATTGATTATATAGTAGAACATACTTATGAGCCAGACTTTATAAAAGTTATCAATGGTCAAACTATATTATTAGAAGCTAAAGGAAGATTCTGGGATTACGCTGAATATAGTAAATACATTTGGATAAGAGAAGCTTTAAAAGAAAATATAGGAGAATTTGAATTAATATTTTTATTTCAAAAACCTTTTGCACCTATGCCGGGAGCTAAGATAAGAAAGAACGGAACAAAAAGAACTCATGCTGAATGGGCAGAAACAAATAATTTTACATGGTATAGTGAAGAAACTTTACCGAAGGAATGGATAACAGATGAACTATAAATTTAATGAAGGACAACTAATACAAGAACTACAAGCTTATATTGATGGTACATATGGTGAGCATTATGCTTCCGATAAGTATCAAGCAACAGACATCATCATTGATTCAGGACATGGTGAGGGGTTTACTCTTGGTAACATTATGAAGTACGCTAAACGTTATGGAAATAAAGAAGGAAAGAACAGAAAAGACTTGCTAAAAATACTACATTATGGTATAATAATGTTAAACGTACACGATACAGAGAACTCATAATGGTAGATGATAAAATAGGTATCAAGGAATATCTTGGTATAAAAATTAATTATAGTAATGAAAAATTATTAGATAAGTTTAGCCTTGATACACTCAAGGATAGATATTTATGGGAGAATGAAACACATGCCCAAGAAGCATTTGCCAGAGCATCCGTCTTCGGAGCAACCTACAAAGGTCACACAGATTTTGAATTGGCTCAAAGACTTTATCACTACAGTTCCTCTTGTTGGTTCATGTTTAGCACTCCTATACTTAGTAACGGGGGAACAAGTCGTGGTCTTCCTATTAGCTGTTTCCTCAATTATGTACCTGATAGTAGGGATGGTTTATCTGCTCACTATGACGAAAATATTTGGTTGGCAAGTTCGGGTGGAGGTATTGGTGGATTTTGGGGAGATATTAGGAGTAATGGTATTTCTACTACTCACGGTAGTAAGTCTACTGGTTCAATCCCCTTTATGCATGTCGTAGATTCTCAAATGTTAGCCTTCAACCAAGGCACAACAAGACGTGGTTCTTATGCTGCATACATGGATATATCTCATCCAGAGATTGAAGAGTTTATTAACATGCGTAAAGAATCCGGCGGTGATATTAATCGAAAGAATCTTAATCTTCACAATGGTATTAATATTACTAATGAGTTTCTCAAAGCTGTAAAAGAAGATGCAGACTTTAGATTGATTGACCCTAAGACTAATGAACCTACAAAGATTTTAAATGCTAGAGACTTGTGGTGGCAGATCATCAATGCAAGGGCAGAGACAGGTGAGCCATACATGATTAATATAGATACATGTAACGAAGCTTTACCCAAAGAACAAAAAGATTTAGGTTTAGAAATCAAACAGAGCAATCTTTGTTCTGAGATTACTTTAGCTACTAACGAAGAGAGAACAGCAGTGTGTTGTTTATCTTCTGTAAACTTAGAATACTTTGATGATTGGAGTGAGAACCCTCTGTTCATTGATGATTTAATTACCATGCTTGACAACGTGTTACAACATTATATTGATAACGCTGTTGATACAAATAACTTAGGAGAATACAATGCAAATTTTAAAAGGTTTCAAAAACATATTAAACCGGGCAAAGAAGGGTTTCTTAAATCTGCCTACTCAGCTTATAGAGAAAGGTCGTTGGGTTTGGGTGCAATGGGATTCCATTCGTATCTCCAATCAAAAAACATTCCTTTTGAGGGTATCTTTGCTACGGGCTTTAATTACAAAGCATTTAAATACATCAAGAGACATTCGCTTAAAGCAACTGAAAGACTTGCTGATGAACGTGGTGAGTCACCTGATGTCAATGGTAGTGGTAGGCGTAATGCTCATCTACTCGCTGTTGCACCTAACGCTAGTTCTAGTATTATATGTGGTGGTACTTCTCCTTCGATTGAACCGTACAGGGCTAATCTATATACGCACAAAACGTTATCTGGCTCGTTCCAAGTTAAAAACAAATACCTAGAAGAAATTTTAAATAATAAAGGACTAAAGAAAAAAGAGTTAATTGCTGTCTGGAAAGATATTGCAGGTAACGAAGGTTCGGTTCAACATCTAGATATATTAACAGATGAAGAAAAAGAAATATTTAAAACAGCAAATGAAATAGATCAAATATGGATTGTTGAACATGCATCTAAACGTCAAGAGTTTATTTGTCAAGCACAATCAGTTAATCTTTTCTTTACTATACCTACAGCCACAGAACCACAGAAAGTACATGATGAGTATATGCAGTATGTTAATGATGTTCATTGGTATGGTATGAATAAACTAAAGTCTTTGTATTACTTTAGAACTAATGCTGCTAGAAATGCAGAAAATGTAAACACTAAAGTACAACGTATAAAATTAGACGATGCTGAATGTATCGCATGTGAGGGATAATATGAAATGTTGGCATTGTGAAACAGAATTAATATGGGGTGGAGATCACGACATAGAAGATGAAAATGATGAGTACGTAATGGAAACTAATTTAAGTTGTCCTGAATGTAATTCATTTATAATAGTATATTTACCAAAGGAAAAATTATGAGCTTATTAGACACAAGAGATTACTACAAACCTTTTGATAACCCGTGGATGTTTGACTACTACGTGTTGCAAAATCAAATGCATTGGATGCCAGAGTCAGTACCATTACACACCGATGTAAAAGATTGGCAAGAACTAACACCAGTAGAAAAAAATTTACTAACACAAATATTTAGATTGTTTACTCAGTCAGATGTAGATGTTGGTGCAGGTTACGTTGATAGGTATATGCGTATCTTTAGAAAACCAGAAGCTAGAATGATGATGGGTTCATTTGCTAACATGGAATCAATTCATCAACATGCGTACAGTTTGTTATTAGATACAGTTGGTATGCCAGATATAGAGTACAAAGCTTTTGCAGAGTATGAAGAAATGTCAAACAAGCATGAGTACGTACATAATATTAAAACAACTAAGTCAGATAAAAAAAGTATTGCAAAAACTTTAGCAGTTTACTCCGCCTTTACAGAAGGACTGCAGTTGTTTTCTAGCTTTGCAATCTTGTTAAACTTCCCACGCTTCGGACGTATGAAAGGTATGGGGCAGATTGTTACTTACTCTATTCGTGATGAGTCTATGCACGTTGAAGCTATGACTAAATTGTTTAGAGAGTTTATTCAAGAGAACCTTGATATATGGACAGACGATTTCAAAGCAGAAATATATGAGATATGTAGACAGATGGTAGACCTTGAGGACAAGTTCTTAGATTTAGTGTTTGACATGGGAGACCTTGAAGGACTTACTAAGAAAGATATGTATGCTTACAATAGATATATAGCTGATAGAAGATTACTACAGCTAGGATTAAAAACAAACTATGACCAGAGAGAAAATCCTCTTGGTTGGTTGGACGAAGTGATGGGTGTTGAACATCAAAACTTCTTTGAAGGTCGTGCTACTTCTTATATGAAAGCAGGACTACGTGGTAGACAAGATAAGATAACTTTTGCAAACTTGGAGAGTGATAATGGTTAATAAGAACGAAGCAAACTTAGTAAGTTTTAAAGTGCTTCTTACACGCAAGAATGAAATAGTTACAGAGTTTAGTATGTTACCGGAGGATATGGTCGATGAGATATTCCCTCTTGATGAGAGAGACTTAATCAAAACAATCCTCCGTAACGGTAAGACAAAGATGGGAGACTTACATAATTATTTTCAAAGAGAGTTAAATGTTTTAAAGTAACTATCCTGCTAAAGGATTTTTATTCTCTTCTTTAAATATTTTTATATCAGTCTTAACACTTTCTATATCAGCTTTCATACCTGACATATCAGACTTGATAGCTTCGACTTTGTTAGACTGACTATCAATCTTAATTAAAATAGTTTCATCAATTGTTTTGTTAATATAAGATACAGAAGTTTCTAACGCTTCTATTCTTTTTTCAATTTCGCCCAAACCATCATCAGTTTCTTTAGCTTGTTCAGCTTTATTTTCTAAGTTTTCAATCCTATTAACATAGGTTGCACCAGTATATCCAAACCCAGCTAGTGTTCCAATAATACCAGCTAATGCAATAAACTGTGTTGTTTTGTTTTGTAACCAATCCATATTATTCTCCGTTTTGTTTTTGTTGCCAATCATTTATGGCTTGTTTTATACTATCTTCTGCTAACACACTACAATGCAACTTGATAGGTGGTAACTCCAAAGCATCAGCTATGTCTTTATCTTTTATCTGACAAGCTTCTTCTATTGTCTTTCCTTTTAACATGTCAACAAACATAGTACTAGATGCTATTGCTGATCCACAACCATAAGTTTTAAACTTAACATCATCAATTATATGCCTGTTACCATAAAGTTTACATTTAATTTGTAACTTCATTACATCTCCACATGCAGGTGCACCAACCATACCAGTACCTACATCTAAATCTTTAGGGTCAAATCTACCTACTGAATATTTTTCAGGATTATTTAAAACTCCTTCAAATCTATCTACAACTTTACTTGAGTATGCCATTAGAATAACAACGATATTCCGTAAAAAGATAATAACATAAACATAAATACACCGACCTGTACACCAGACATAATAGCTACAATTTTTAATTGTCTATCTGCCCACCAGTTTAATTCAGTTTCTTCCCAATGTAAAAAATCTTTTGGTGATGCATTCCTTGGTTTGTTAAATAACAAGTTTGGTTGTTGTGGTATTTTCATATTATAGTGGTGGTTGTAATTGTCTCATTTCAATTAGTGTTTCTAAACTCTGACCTGCCATTTGATAAAAGCCTTCGATGTTATCTGACAACATATTGTTTGCATAAATATCTTTAGACTCGTACCATATATCTTGGTCTGGTAATGTAACTAATCTATAGTTATTAAAGTTAGGTACAAATCCCATGTAAGCTATAATAGTATTCTCTGAGCCATACTCACCAGTCTCTTCTTGTTTAGCTTCAACATCATCTTGAGCAGCTTGTAAATTCTGGGCTATAACATTAGCTACAGTTTGTTCTGTTTCTGTAGCTGATGCATCTGTAGAAATTGACACATCTATTTGACTTTGTAAAGTTTGAGTAGGTGTTACACTAACTGCAACACTTGTTGTCTCTACTGTTTCAACTTCAACACTTGTAGAGCTTGTAGAATTACTCACACTAAAGCTTGTACTCATATCTAAAACTTGATTGTTTTGTGCAGTAGATGCTGTAAACTGTGCTGACATACTAGGTGAGTTGCTTGTACTCATACCACCACTAGAACTAGACGATGATACGCTAGAAGCTCCTGTCGTTCCGCCTGTAGCGTGTGTAGAATTACCGGATGTAGTACCACTAACACTAGATTGAGCTGTATTTAAAGTAGAAGATATAACGTTTAGTGCCATTTCTCTACTTATTGAACTCTTACCCTCTGGCAGTATAGCACCAACAACTATCTCTTCTTCTTGTAGTTCTTCTACTCTTTCCTCTTCTACTTCAGCTATACGTTCTTCTTCCATCTCTTCACGCATCTCTTCTATCTCTTCAAAGACTTCTTCTACAGCTTCTTCTTCAAAGACCTCTTCAATAAATTCTTCTTCAGGTTCTTCTACATATGCAAGTTCTTCTTCCATCCTTGTCTCTTCTTCAAACCATTCTTCTAGTTCTTCAATAGTTTCCAATTCAATAAATGTTTCAGGTTCTCTATAATCTTCTACAAGGAATGTTTCTTGAAAGATAAACTCATCAATCAATAACTCTTCTACCGGCATAAAAATTTCTTCTTCTTGCATAGTTAAGTCATAGATAACATCAAAAGGTTCGTAGTATTCTTCAGGAGAAAACATCTGCTCAAAGATTATTTCTTCTTCATATATATACTCAGGCTCTTCAAAAAAGTCATACTCAAGTTCAAAGACATACTCTTCAAAAATTTCTGGCTCTTCAAAAGTGTCATACATGTCATACTCTTCTTGATAACCATAGTTAATCTCTTCTTCAAAGTAAGCCACTGAATTTTCTTGTCTATAACCTTGACAAAACGGACCGTATTGTGGGTCTAAATCACATTGAAGATCGTCATATGCATCCCAATAATAAGGACATGACTCAGAATATAACTGATCTATATCACATTGTTGAGTTTGATAAGCTGCTGCATAACCAGAACAACTTGAATTGTTTAAAGGATTACTACAATCAATATTATTACCACTACCAGAACCATATAACGAACCACCATTTTCTAACATATCATTAAATGATGTGTCGTTCCAATTAGTATTTACACAACTACTAAAGTTAGTAGAGCCTGTATTACATTCATCGTGAAATAAATATTGATAGATTTCAGAGCTACCACTACCTACTTCACCAATTAAAACATCGTGATTAATTATATCTAATTCACCATATCTATACTCAAAAGTATTGTTAGTCCAAAGTATAACTTCAAAACTGTTATCAGATGCACGATTATACTCACGCATATCATACCAACCAAAAACTGTCATATCATTAAAATTTTTTGCTAACATCTTTGAACCATTGTCTCGTATGAGATCAGTCCAAAAAGGTAACATAGTATAAGTATATTGATTTGATAAAGGGTCTGGTGTATAATCAGAGCAATAAGCTCCGGAGGTTTTAAAGTGAAGACAACCATTCGTAGCCATTCTAGCAGAGCTAAACGTTTGATTATAAAAATCAAAGTTAAACCCTAGATTAAAAGCATTAGAGACTTGGTCGTCTCCAGAGTTTAGATTGGTTGTACCTGATTGATTGGTAAGGTCTATTAAAGACTGATTGCCTTCGTAGATATACTGACTAAAGACATTAAGACTTAAGAGACACGCTACTGCGTAGCATAAAATTCTTTTCTGCATTGCCTTTTAGTTTTAGTTTTAGTTGTGTAGGTTTTTTTTACTAACCCAACTACATCTTTATTTATATTATCTCTGTTAGGATTCTTGTCGTAAGTACATTCTTTTATAAAAAGTTTTAATTGTTCTTTAGCATCAGGTCTTTTAGATTTGTTTTTTGACCAAGCTTTCTCAGCTTCTTTACCTATCTGACCTTGGTAAGGGCAAGGAGTACCAGCCATTTCCATAGCCTTAAATACTCTAGGGTCTTGACATAGTATTGAGACTGAAGCTACTTTCATACCGGTATCATACAGATACTTGGAAAGTTTTAAGCGTTCACAGTTAGTATCAGTAACTGTACGTCCTGTAGAGAACCCAAATACTTGCCCTTGATAAGCACCAGAACGACCTACAGTACAAAGGTCTTGAGAGTAAGACATAATACTAGGTGCTATAGCAGAAGCAGGAGGTGCTTCGCTTTTTACGTTCTGATTGATTGTTTGTGTAGAGTTAGACTCGTTAATATTTCTATTAGTATTATCAGACTTTGTATTGTTATTATTGGTATTAGTATTATCAGTAGTAACATTAGAATCTGAAGTAGATTGATTAACATTAGTATTATTATTAGTATTTGTATTATTACTAGTAGAATTACTATTGTTGTTTACATTTTGATTTACTGTAGAGTTTACAGTAGAGTTAGATGTAGACGTAGATGTGTTATTATTGTTATTAGTATTGGTATTATTACTGGTAGATGTAGAATTATTAGTATTGTTATTTGTGTTAGTTGATGTATTAACATTAGTATTATTATTAGTTGAGGTATTAGTATTCGTATTTACGTTAGTATTATTATTGGTGTTAGTATTCGTATTAGTATTAGTATTTGTATTATTATTAGTATTATTATTGGTGTTAGTATTTGTAGTAGTCGTATTATTAGTAGTAGTTAATTCATTGTCTTCACAATACTGTGTACCTGCAGTACAATCATCTGCACTTACAGCAAACGACATTGCCCATAAACTTAATATAAGTAATGGTCCAAAAAAATTTTTATTTATATCTCCTCTTGACATTTTGTCTCCTTTTATTTATTTCCTGCTGGTTTTTTAGATGTGCTAGTATACAGACCAAACCAAGCTGCTCCGGCTCCAACAACAACAGATATTAAACCTGACTGTTCCATACTAGGGTCCGGTAAATCCATATACCAAAAAACTACATAATATAATAAATACATATATATACTAAGAAAAGCTCTAGGTATTATTCTCCAACTATCTATAGCTTGTGCTACAAATATAAGTTTTTGATAGGGGTTATCGTTCTTGATATCCTCTAACTCTCTTATCCTATCTTTTAATGCTGACTTTTCTTGTAGTAACTCCATGAATTTATTAAGATCAATTTCAACCTCGTTCCTATCCATGTCGCCACTAAATCCACCCATATTATTTTGTTGCATAATGTTCTCTTATTTTTTAACTAGGCTTCCACCAAAGTACATACCTATAATTGCTGATACAAGGTTTGTATCTAATTGTGTTATTACTAAACCTTGAAAAGTTATCCACTCAAATATATCTCTACCATCAGTAAAGAATAAAAATCCCGGTTTAAATAATGTATATCCTACTGTTACATCTACATCTGGATAATAAACAGCTACGAGTTTAGGTAGTATAACAATTGCAAAGATAGACGATAGTGCAATGATACGTCTTGTCCATTGAAATCCTTTATCTTGTACGTTACGTGCAGATTCTACAGCTTTAAGTTGAAACTCTCCACGAGTAATCAACATCTTTTGCTCATCTTGTTTAGCCTTCATACGTTGAGACCACAAACTTAACATACTACTCATTAGAGTAGAACCTAACATAGTTATAATTTCAAATGGGAACATCATATACCTCTTGTAATAGTTCTTCGTAAAGTCTTCTAAAGTTTTCTAATTCCATAAAGCCCAACCCTTGTCCAATCTGGTGCATTCTATAAATGTTATAGGCTGTGTTTAATTGTTTCTCTGTGTAAAGTAGCATTAGTCGTGAATGGTCCAGAGTTCATTTACTCTGTCAATTGTTTCTTGATTAAATTTTGGATTCTTAGAAGATAAAGTATGATGATTATATAAATATGCATCTTTACCTGCTTGTTGATCGCCACCTAACAAGTAAGGAACCAAATATTTATCACTACCTTTTGCTTCTAAAATATTACCATAAAATAATAATGTTTGTGTATCTGAACTTAATTTACTAGCATCGTTATCTTTAGGAATTGGTGTAAATAAATTACGTTTATCTTCTGGTAATCTTTTTAAAGTTCTATTATAAGCTACAGGTAATGTACCTTCTAAAAATTGATGGTATCCTGCAGCACTACTACCTCGTAAGTTACCTCCTTTAGGAACATTTCTATTACTACTTTCAATATTTCTAGTATTTTGTTCTAGGTCCTGCATTCTTTTTTTAAATAAATCTATATTAGCTTGTTCAGCATACTCTGGATTTTCATTAAGCATTCTGTTATAATGATAACTTAAAATATCATTTTGAAAACTATTAAAATTAGGGTCATTTTGTCTATTCAATCCATCTACAAAAGCTGCACTTTTATTATATGCTTCTTTAATTGTATCTTTAATAGTACCAGCAAATGTACCTTCATTAAAACCTAACCTATCCATTTGTTCTTGGTAAGGTTCACCAGTAAACGGGTCAACTCTATCTGCTGGATTTTCTTTAGTAAAAGGTACGTTGTATTCTCCTTCGACTATACCACCCACAGATTTACGTGTCCTCATTAATTCCATAGGTGTATATATTCTGTATTGATTATCAATGTCTTCTATAATTGGTAGATAATGATAGTCTAGTAGTAAATTATTATACTCATCATAAAAATTTGAAAAAGTCATACCTTTACTAAAATCAACTTTTCTTTTAATAGATTTTAATTGATACTCTGTAAGTCGTAAAGGAACAAATGAATTATTACTTGCTAAAAAATTATTTCTTTCAGAAGATGTAAAATATCTTAGAGCTGATTGTGCAGTATTACTAATAGTTTTTATATCTGTGTTAAAATGTCGTGCAGCTTCTAGTGCCAACTTTGCATCAGTAAAACTTTTATAATAAGAACTGTTAGCTTTTTGATATGTATTTAATATTTGTTGTGGAGTTCTTCCTTCTATTATATTTGATGTTATGTAATCTTTTTGTTCTTTATTTTTATTACTTAAGTCATACATTTTAAAAGATAAAGACCTTTTAATTGAAGATGGCTTAACAGTTATTGTCCTCTGACCTGTCAATCTAGAGAATAATTCTGTTCCTAAAGATAACTCTCCCTTTTTAATTCTTTCAGCTTTTTTACCGCCTAGTAAACTTAAATCATCTTGTATCTCTCTAGGTATTACTCCTGTAGCAAGATGATTGAATGAAGCCATTAAATTATTATAACTTAAACCACCTTCGCCCGGATTATAATCAGGAATTAATCTACCAGTTTCATAGTCTTTACCTTGATTAAAGGTTACATCCAGAACTTTATCTGTTAAAATAGCAGGACCAGTAAAAGGTTTTAGAAATAACATCATAGATTCTTTCATACCGTTTAAAACTTTATCACCTACAAATTTTGAAGGTATTGTTGGGTCTGTTGCTTCATTTAAAAATGCTCTAAAAACATCTGTAATTGGAGCTGAAGGGTCTGTGTAAGTTAAATCAATATATTCAATATTACCATCTTCATCTCTATCAAAAATTAAGGCACTGTTTTTTGACCATTCTGGAAGATTTAAATGTCTTATAGCTCTTTCATCTTCGTCTGTAACTCCCCAAACTTTTTTACTTAAATCTGTAGCTCCTTTACCCATACCGTATGTTACAGCTATTTGAGAAGCTAATCTTTTCATTCCTCTTTCAACCATTACTTCATTACCAGTTCTTATTTCTTTCATTCCACGCATTAGGGTATTATAATTATTACGATACTGTTCTGCAGTAAATGAAAAGAAATTACCAACAGGCAGCTTTCTTAATTGTTGAATGCCCGGTGCAATTAAATCATAAGTAGGCATTGTATCTCTAATAATATCTGCTGCTTCTTGTTTCAAAACATCAATACTTTTATTAGGATATGCCTTTTGTAAAGTTTGTAGTTCTTTATTATAACCTGCAATTCTCCACATATCGTCTTCAGCTACATATACATTAGTTAGATTTTTATTAACCCTAGCAAGTTTTGATGAAGCAACTTTAGGATTTGTAATTAAAGAATTATTTTTTGTACTTACATAATCATTAAAAAGTTTTTTAAATTCACCAACTCTAACATTTTGATTAACTAATCCAAGACGTTGATACTCTTCATATATTTCTGTTAAAGCTGCATCTTTACTTAATGGACTTTTTAACGGATTAATTTGGTTATCTAAAATTTTTAAAGCATCTGTAGTGTCTGAAGTAAAAGGATTCATTCCATTTCTCATAAGAATAAGTCCACCACCAACTGTATTTCTAACGTGCGTTGTTCCGTTATAAACAGTAGCAGCAGCTTGAGAAAAACCTTTTAATTTTAAAGCATACCCATAAGCCATAGCTAATTTACCGGGGTCAGGAACATTTTTCATTTTACTAAATAAATTAGCTATACCTTCTGTAGTATTAACTCCGTTTAATTTATGAAATCCTTTACCTACAATTTTTGAAGCTTCCATTTTTTTATCTGGAGCAACCGAATACTTTCCTGTACCTTTGAAAAACCACTTACCTAAACCATCTTTATATAAATCATCCATTAATTTATATTGAGTAATTTCACTGGATAAAGTTTCTATAGTTCTAAACACTGAAGTAGAAGCAGATACCTTTCCCCCTAAAAGCTCATCAATAGCCGGAGAAATATTTTTTCTTGCTTTAAAAACTTTTTCTGCATTTTTAGTACCAAACACAGAGTTAATATGAGATTCAAAATTATTAAAAGATTTACCTTTATTTTTATTTAATAAATTATCTACATATTTTTCTGCTTGTCTTTGATACCACCCAGTAGGTCTAGGTCTAACTCTTCCAGCAGTTTGATCTGAAGATTGTAAACCTATTTTAATTTGAGATACTGCATTATCATATAATTCTTTACTAGGTTTATAACTAGGATTTTCAAAAGCTTCATAAGTTTTTCTAAGATATTTACCCATATTAGAGTTAATTTGTTCTCTAATTTTTTTAGGTATATATTTAGATTGAGCTAACATAGTACTTAAGTTATCAATGTTCTCTCGTGCTGCTAAAGCATGTGGTTGAATTTGTTTTGGTAAATCTTTTAGTTTAACTAATTTTTTATTTTTCTTTTGTCCAGTTAAATAATACTGAAATAAATCTTCAATTTGATCTTCTGTATATTTACCTTCTTTAGAAATTTTTTTAATAGAGGTTACTAATTTTGAATGTATATCCATTGCCCTAGCTGACCAAGCAATTTTATTATATTCTGATTTCTTAATAATATCTAACATACCCGGAGCATACATACCACCTCTAGTTGTTAAAGCATAAGTAGTTTCTTGTAACATTCGCCACCCTTTATTAGCAAGACTATCTTTACTTGCGAAAGAAGAGTTTAGGTCACGGATAATTGGAACGTCAATTTTTTGTTTTACTGGTTTTACAATTTTGTTTGCTGAATCAGATTGTCTAGAAACATTTATAAATTCTTTAAAACGAGCAACACCTTCTGGTCCAGATTCTTTAATTTTATTTACTAAATTTGTAACACCTTTTACAGCAAGTTTACCTGCTCCTAGTGTAACTCCAAATGCTGAACTAAATACAACACCATCTAATAATAAACTTAATCGTCTGGCTGCTTCTGGACTGTCTTCATCAGCATCTAAATAATCAAACAAAGCAGACAACTTAGTATCATCATCTCCTATAAAATTAGAAATACCACCAGCTACAATTGCAAAATCAGGGTCGTCTACAAATGTAAATTGAGCAGCAACCTCTGCTTTTATTAATGGTTCAAATTTTTCTAATCTACCAATTCTGGTATCTGCTCTACTTTCTAAAGTTTTTTGAATTTTAGAAGGTCTTCCTCTTTTCCTTCTCGGAGCAGATAGTCCTTTTTTAACAACTTCTAAACCAGCTTTAGTAGGTCTTTTTGTTATTGCCATTCCAGCTATTAATTCACTAACAGGTCTACTAATAGCTTCTGCAGTTGTTGTTGCTTCTTCTAACTCATAATAAGTTTCACCAGTTTTAGCATCTACTTTTGTTTCGTAAATATCTTTACCAGCTAGATTTCTAAAAAACTTATCTGTATTTCTTCTAATCTCTGTTTCATTTGGTAAAACTGCTCCAGTTATTTTTCCTGTACCGGGTACAAGAGTATCACTTACTCTCGTTACTACACCCCTACCTAAATTTAAAAGAGCTTCAGTAGCTTCACTATAAGGAGTAACAACAGCTCGTCTTGTACTTTTCCAACCTCTACCTTCTTCTTTAGCTATTTTTTCTAACTCGCTAACACCAAATAAAGATTTGTAATATTCGGGATTATCTTTTAGTTTATCTTCAGGTTTAGTAGGATCAAAAAATTCTTTTATTGTGTGGTCAAATTTAGTTTCTGCACCCTCAATAGATAACTTTACAAATTCATCAAAGTCATAATTTTGATTAAAAACTTTTTTAGAATTGTAAAGAGTTTCTAATTCTTGAATATCAGTTTCTAGATTTCTAGTTTTACGAATACTATCTTTATAGATTTCAAAGCGTGATGCCATTAACTATCCTTAATAAGTGTCAGGGTCTGCCGGATCAAAGTCTGATGTTGTTGTTTTTAATCTGGATGTAATTTGGTCGTATCCCGGTATATCTAAATCGTCTTCTCCTGTTATATCTAACAAACGTTTTGTTGTTCTAATTCTATTGTCAATGTATTGTTTCTTTTGTAATTCAAAAAACTCATTAGCATAGTTTCCATTGTCAATACGTAATCTATTATCCGAAGCACTCAAACCACCTAGTTTTCCAAGCTCTGTTAATTCTGCGTATGCTTCTGGGTTAGTCTCACTAAATACAGCTTTTATCTCATCACTAACTGGTGTATTTTTAATTGCTTGAATTGTTAATGTGTTTCCTAATTCAATTTCAGCAGCTATAGAAGAAGAAGTTTCTTTCCATACAGCTTGTCCAATTTGTTCCTTAGTAAGCAGACCTCTACCTTTAGCAATTTGAGCTTTCATATATAAGTTATCTTGTTCTTTTAAGAAAGCTTCTTGTTCTTTAATGTATTGGTCTGAACCCGGAACACCACTAAATGTTCTATTATTTGCTTCTATTGCTAGTTCACCATAGAACCTTGCATCATCTAATAAGTCTTGATTTAAATTTGTAATACCAGTAGCTTTACGTATTTCAGCAGCTAATGCTCTTTCTTTTTGATTTTGTGTCATATTGTTTATAACATCAGGACTTGAATTAAAACGATCTGTTGCTTCTTTAATTTTTTCTTTATTTTCAACTAAGTAACCTTGAACAATGTTAGATGTAATAATCTCTTCTGCTTTTCCTAAAGTTTGTAATGATGGGTCAAGCTGTAAGAATTCTCTTTGTGAAGCATTATAAATTCCCGGATTTTGAGAATTAGTAAGATTAAATTTATCCATTTCTTTTATAAACTCTGTTCCAGTAATTCTAATCTTTTTAAGTTCTAACACTGGTAAATTTGGTGTTTTTCCTTTACTTGATGGTTTGTTGTAAAGATTTTTTTCACTTAGTAATTTATTGTAAGACTCTTCAGCTTTAATATAATTGCTTTCTAATTTTTGATCTCTATTTTTACCTATACCAACTTTGTTTAACACTTTATGTACTAAACTTAACTCAGTAGGACTAGTAATTTTTCTTCGTTCAGCTTTAAATTTATTTAACACTGGTTCAGAGTAAGCTTCAAACGAACCTAACCTACCTGCTTTTTCAGGATCATATTCATTTTTAATAAATGAGTCATATTGATTTGTAGAATATTCATTTTTCCAAGTTCGTTTCATTTTGTTGGCATCTTCATTCGAACCATCAAACCTTGTGGACATACCTTGCTCAGTTACATATTTATCAAAAGCTAATTCTGCATCTGCATCATAGTATTCAAAAATACCTTTACTCTTAATATCATCATATTTATTTTGTAATTTAAATTGATTATCATAATTAGATTTAGCTTCTGCAGCAGCAATAATTTTTCTATCTTCTAAATCTTGTAAATTTTGCATAACTTCAGATTCCATTTTACTTTCTCTAGCATTAAATAAAAATGATGCTACTAATGCATTTCTCCTTCTGTTACTTGTTTTATTATTACCAGAAAAGTAAGCTGCAGCTATATCACCAAACTTTATACCTGCACTTTTTCTACCTAATAAACTTGTAAAATCTTTGTTTGCCATGTTACTTATCCTCTTTACCTAATAAACTATTAGGTTGTTCTTGTTTTTCTAATAAACCTTTTGGTAATTCAATTTGTTCTATTTGTTCTCTAACTTCTACTGGTATAGTTTGTGGATTAATCCTATTAATGGTTTGATTTTTAATTTCTTGTAAAGCTGTTAAACCACTTTTCAAAGTTTTTTCTTGTTGTTCCCCAGTTATTTCTGGTTCTTTATCATCTTCCCCTGTATCAACAATATATTTAATATTTGCTTTCTCAGCCAATGCCATAATCATATACATGGTTGGCTCCATTAATAATGACATTAAATCTGGATTCCACTTACCTTCTAAAAACCCAGAATACAAAACAATAGATGCAAGGTCTATAACACCTACACCATTTGAAACTGACTCTAATAAGTTAGGAACTGTTTCTGGAGTTGTTAATACGCTAAATACATACAAAGATGCTTCTTTAGTATTAACAAACTCTGGTGGTTGTTCCCACTTATAAGGTTGCTTTGGGTCATTTGTAAGGGATTGTCCGGGTATAGATTTACCTGTAGCTAAACTATTACCTAAAAATTCTACTGCTTTTTCTGATATTGCCATGTTCCTATCCTATTGCTTGTGGAGTTGCTAATGGTTGATAAAATTGTGATAAATAATTTGTAGACCCTGTACCATAAAGAGTTTGTTGAGATAACTCTTGGAAGCTCGGTATACGTGTCATACCTGTAGCTGCCATTGCTGAAGGTCCGACTGCTTGTATGTAATTTGCTTGTGCAGCTTCTGCTAATGGTTGAGATGCAACACCAGCACTTCTAAATGGTTCTTCGTAATCACCCTGTAAAGCTCCCATAATTGCACCTGTTGTAACACCTTGTATAGTATCACCGACAAAATCATCACCAAATAATTTACCATCTTCACCTAATATTTTGTCTTTAGCAAAATTATAACCTCTTTCAAATATATTTGGAGTACTAGCAGTAGCTGCTTTTGATGTAGTAGTAGTTCCTAAAGCGTTAGGAACAGTAACTGCTAATTGTTCTGCAGCAGTACCAGTAACTCCTCCTACACCTCCTATTGAAGGTATACCAGTTGCTGAAACAGAAGCAGCACCGGGAAGAGTACTAGCAGTGGTAGCTAATTGTTGAGATGCTGTACCTGTTACTGCTGTTCCTGTTCCAGATGAAAATGCAGTTGGAACTGTAGATGTTAATTGTTTTGAAATATTAACTTGCTCTGCAATATTATTTTTAACAACAGATAAAGTTTGATCTAATGCAGGTACAGCTTCTTTAATAAGACTATCTGTAATAGTTGGGTAAACATTTGTAGACCCTGTAATAGCAGCACTATCAATTGCTGCAATTGCTGAATTAGCTTTTTCCATATTATTAGTTGCGGTAGCTATTTGACTAGCCATTGTTTGATTAGCTGCTGATTTTTTTACAGCTTCGGTTGCTAAGTTTTCACCAGCTAATAAAGCTGTTTCACTTAGTTTTGCCGATGCACCTACTGATTGTACTCCTGATGCAGCTATGGCTTCTGCAGCAGCAGCTTCACTTGCAGCAGTTGCAGCAGTTTGTGTGGCTGCAGTTGTTCCTGCTTTAGCTGCACCGCCAAAGACACTTTGTGCCCACCCTGTTAATCCTTTAGCTACTGGACCCATAAGCATGTATAATCCTACAGCACCTATGACAGAACCTAATTTACTTCCAAAAACTTTATTAAGTTTTTTACTTATTTTTCTACCTATTTTTCTTAACCATCCCATAATTTAAAATCCTCTTCCACTTATATAATCTTCGTATGGATCATATGAATAACCAGCATTAAATGAATTACTTACTGTACCTAAAAGACCTGTTAGAAAATCATCATATTTTTCACCAGCCTTACCCTCGTTAGCTAAAGCTGTTGAGATTATCTGTGCCTTTCTATTTTCTTCGTTTTCGTAAGCTCTAAAATCAAAGTCAGCTTGATCTCTTAATTCTTGCCATAAGAATGATTGAGACTGCATACTTAAACCAAAAGCATTCTGTGCATTCTGCATATTAATTTGATTTTGTGCAGCAGTATTAACTGTATTAGCTTGTCTTCTCCATTGAACATTAGAAGCTTCAACAGCAGCAGCATTTTGTGCGTTCCATTGATTCCTTGCAAAGTCTTGTTGAGAATTAAACTGGTCTACTTGTGTTACTAACTGAGCATTAAATTTATTTAAATCAGCTTCTCTTTGTGAATCTCTGGCTGCAGCAGCGTTATTTTGAGTAGCGTTAAACTGTTCCATAGCATTTGTTTGAGAAGCATTGTACTGATTCATCTGTGCATTAAGATTTGTCATAAACTGATTTGTTTGATTTTCACTAGCAGCATTAAACTGAGCTGCAGCATTTTGAGCTGATTGATTACTTAATAATCTTTGTTGATTTTGTTGAGCTTTTAAAACATTAGCTTGTTGATTATTACTTAGATTAGTTAAATCCATTTGTAAGAATGCTTGAGCATTTTGTATTTGTGTACGTTGATTAAAGTCTGCTTCAGTTAAGTTAGCCTGAGACATTAATGCTGCATCTTGTATAATAGTTTGTTGGTCCATTGTAGCATTTGTAATACCTACAGTTTGTAAGAACTTACTATTAGAAAGTGCTATCTGTTGGTCAGAACTAAACTGAGCCATATTCATTTGGAAAACGTTACTAGCATTTGTTAATGCTGTTTGTTGTACTCTTGCAGCATTAGACTCTGCTTCTTGAGCTTCTATAGCTCTTTGCTGTCCTACACTAGTTTGTATAGCTTGTGCATTAGACTGAGCCATTGGCATAGCTGATGTTATAATAGCATTAAACAAGGCATCTCTACCTACTGTAGATGCTGACATACCACGTTGAGCTAACATAGATTCTACTGATGCAACAGCAGGTCTTGCCCATGCAGGAATTTCACCTTCTTCAATACCACTTAATAAACTGTCTAACTGATTAGATACTAATGCTTCTTGTGGTAATCCTTCAATAATACCTCTTTCAGATTCACTAAAGTCTGCTAGTCTATCTTCTAAAGATTCTGGGTCATTACCAAGTTCTGTAATATCTGCATCACTTAATCCAGCGTTTGATAGTTGTTTCTTAGCTCTTGTAATACGTGATAAAGAACTACCTACGTTAATAGCAGCAGTTGATTTAGCTCCTTCACTTAACGTACCAACAACTCTTTCAGTTAAAGCACCCTCTGGAATATCAATGGTTGCAGATTGAGTTGGGTCTATACGTTCAACACCTGCAGCTTGTGCAACAGCATCTGTTGATACTTCTCCAGTTGCAGCATCTACTTTTGCGTCCGGAGTTACAGTGGTTGCTGTCATTTGTGCAGCTTGTATCTCTTGTGGAGTTTGTGCAGTTGTTACATCACCTGTAGTAACTGTTTCTGGTGTTACTCCTTGTGCAGTAGCTGCTTTTGCTCTTTGTTCAGGAGTAAGAGCATCCATTTTTGTTACAACAGTATCAGCAACAACTGGAATTGGATTTCCTTCTTCGTCTAATATAAGATTACCAGCCGAATCTCTTTGCATTCCACCAACTTTTTGAGCATCTGGAATAACTGCAGATTCAGATACAACACCTTGTGCAGATTGTGTAATAGTATCAGCAGTATCTTCAATACGAGCAGTTCTTTCTCTAGCAGCAGTAGTATCTATAATAAGTTGAGAACGTGCTGCTGCCAATCTAGCTTCTTCTGCTGCTAATCTAGCTTCTTCTGCTAATCTAGCTTCTTCTGCTAACCTAGCTTCTTCTGCTAATCTAGCTTCTTCTGCTAATCTAGCTTCTTCTGCTAATCTAGCTTCTTCTGCTAACCTAGCTTCTCTTTCTTCTTGAGTTTCAGTTTCTTCTGATGGAGGTGTTTCATCTACTACATTATCTTTACCACCACCTACACCACCTATTGATGGTGGTTTTGGAGGTATTTTATCATTAGGGTCTTTATCAACAACAGGACTCGGAGCAGGAGTAGTCGTAGGCGTAGGAGTAGGAGTAGGAGTAGTAGTAGGTTCTGGAATATTTGGTTCAGCACGATCACGTTCATCACCTCTTCTTTCAGGTCTTCTACCACCTTTCTGATAACCAACTCTACCCCCTTGGGTATAGTCTTCTCTTTTAACTGAACTTCTTTTTCTGTTTTTTCTTTTATTAGCCATTATTAAATCCTATATACTTATTTTACTTAACTTCAAAGAGTTTGTCAAGTTTTTCACCAATTTTATCTATTCTATCCATGAGGATTCCCATATCATCTTTAAGTTCTGATTTAGTAACATAATCTTTTGCCATCTCTTCACGAGTTTTATTTAAGAGTATGTCAATTCTTTTACTTTCTGAAGCATTTTGTCTAATACTAAATAAAATTGGTGCAAGTACCAAAGTTATAAAAATGTTCCAAAATAAATAAGGTGTTAGTTCCATAGTGTTTATCCGATAGTTTTAGTAACGGATGTTGGTGTAATCAGTAATGCGATTTGTGCATCTAATCCTGTTTTCATAGATGTAACAGTATCAGAAGTAAGAGCAGCTTCAACCCATCCTTGTACTTTAGCAGCATCTAAACTTGCAAATGCTGTAAAGCTTGAAAGGTCTGAAGTGTCTAAACCCTGTGAACCATAGGAAGTAGCAGTCCAGTTATTACCATCGCTATCCTTATTAGTATCATCAGTAGCTGTAAGTCTCCAATGAACATTGTAGACTACATCACTTTTACTATCTTTAGTTGGATATGTATCAACTGTTGAAACATCCCAAGTA